ACGTTCCTTGATTGTGATACAAGAACAAGACAAACGTATACATTACCTGGCAGTTCAGCTGTACAAATTTGTGCATGTAATAATTCAATCAATGTATTGACACCTGGTATTGTTTATACAACAGGAGCAGCTTGTGGATTACAACCATGTGTAAGTTGTGATTCAGTAACAATCTATAATAACCAAACAGGAACCACAGCGAATTTTGCATTGTTCAACTGTAACACAAATAGCTGGCAGACATATACATTACCACCTCAAACAGGTAATGTATATTGTGCTTGTTCAGAAAACATCTACACATACGGTGGTCAAATTGAAATTATTGTTGGACCTCCATGTAATCAACCTACACCAACTCCGACACCAACACCGTCTTGTTTGTATAGAACGTTTGTAATTCAACAATGTTCCAACACATGTACAAGTGGTATCTGTGTATGTAGTAGTGCTGGTTCAATTACAGTATTCGCACCATGTTCAGTAACATCACCATTTGTTGAGGGAGCTATATTATACGCCAACACATCATTAACAATTCCATATGAAGGTATCTTCAGTAATGGTTCTGTAATCTATGAAGCAATTGTTGGAACTGTATCAACCGTTTGTGTAATAGGTGGTCCTTGTTAATAAAATAAAATTAAAATAGAATAATATATGGCAATCGCTCCAATAAGTCCCCCACCTACCGGTTATACCGAGGGAATATGTGCAACTTATACACCTGTTAGTGAGATATTCACTTTCAATGTCAGAACTATTTGTAATAGAGCTGGTGTTGACCAATTACAATTGATGTTTAAGAATCGATATGGAATGTATGATTACTACACATTCACAGCGGGAAAAGATGAAGGTCTAAACATTGAAAGACAAACTTATAAGAAATGGTCTGTAGATTGGGGAAGTTCCAATCCATCAAAACAACCATATTCAAGAGGTATGACTGATGCTCAGATTACGATAACAGAAACACATGTTATCAACACTGGTTACATCAATCAACCTGACTTTATGTTCTTGGAAGAACTATACACATCCAACCAAGTCTATGAACTTAGAGCCGATGGTATACCAAGACCAATCAACATTACAAACGCAGAATTTTTACGTAAAATCAAAGGGAATAGAAATATTGTAAACTTGGAACTAACCTATGTCTACAGTAATAACATTTCTTTGATGGAATAATAGAAAAATAAAATTATTATATTTTGGATACTTCATTAGTTTTATATCTTAACAATCAATGGATGAATGTTGATTTGTATGATGACATTCCGATTTCTTTAATGATACAAGAAACGGACATCACAGATTTGCAAGCAAGAAAATCCGCCTATACCAAACAGTTCACTGTGCCTGGTACTTCCAATAACTGTAAAATTTTTGAAGAGTATTACGAGGTCAATGGAATTGATTTTAATCCATTGGTTAAGATTGATGCAACGGTGATGTATCGAGGTACAGATATATTCGTTGGAATATGTCGTTTAAACTCTGTTACAGTAAATCCAAATGGGATTGAGTTTGAAGTATATCTGATGGGTCAGACTGCAGACTTTGTATCTGAAATAAAAGATTATTCTTTGCAAGATTATGATTGGACAGACCTTCAACATGAATTGAGTTATGACAATTTGGTTAATTCTTGGAAAGCTAAGAATGATGAAACAAGTGGTTTATTTGGTGGTAAGGTTTTATATCCAATGATTAACTATGGATTACCTTATCAAGATAATTCAGTTATCCCACCATTCAGTTATGAGTTTACTGGTTCCACTGGTTTTTATCAAATTGGTAAAGCGGTATTTCCAAATTTATTCAAACCAGCTATACGATTAAAAACAATAATCGATAAAATATTTGAGAACACAACATACACAGTAGAATCTGAATTTTTTAATACAGATTATTTTAGGTCAATTTACATGGATACATTCCAAGATGGTAAAGTTGGAACAACATCCGCCTCAGGTGTAACAAACCAAAACATATTCAAAGTTTATATGAGGGCTTCAACAATATTGAGACCTAATAATTTAAACTTTCAAAATCAAAACTTTTTCACATTAAGAAATGATGGATATAATCCACTTAGTTTATTTAAACTTGGTCCTGTTCCATCCAATCCAAACTTAACTGCAATCAACCCATTCGCACCATTTGATTCATCATATTTTAGAGCACCATTTGCGGGTACATATTACTTCAATTTTAAATTTACATTTAGTGGTGAAGGTAACATACCAGGTGACTTTGTTGCTGGTCAATTTATCGCTCGTAAAGGTCCAAATTTGAGTGCATTAGAAACAGGTGGTGGATTTGCTGCAACATCTCCAATTTTCAGTAATGCTGCACCAAACGGTGCATCGGTGAACTGGTTTTTCTCAGGTGCATGTCAATCGGGTGATTTCGTTAAGATATTTTGGAAGACAGCTCAGTCATCAAACTCAGGTGTTGCACAAATTACATTTAGAGGATTCAATCAAGGTGGTGTAACCACACCATCTCCTGTTTGGGATTTGTATAACTCACCAGTAGTATCGAGTCCAACGTTGGTCAATTTCCAAAAGGGAATGCCCAATATAAAATCCATAGACTTTTTTAAAGCTATGGTCACCATGTTCAATCTAATTGTAATACAAGACGAGTCAAATAAAACATTACGGATAGAACCCTACAATTGGTATTACAATGATGCAGATAGAACTAAACGAGATTGGACTGAAATATTAGATTTAAATTCATCCTACAAAATTGAACCATTGTCATTTGATTTATCAAAAGAATTGAATTGGACATATAGTACAGTTCAAGGTGATAAACTTCAAATCAATCAAACATTATCTGGTGATAATGGTAGTGTTGGTGATTATTATAACACATTATTTGCTGCAGAAAACGGATATACTTTTGGTCAATATTCTTATATCTCTCAAGGTAATTTATTAGCTGGTGACCAAGTATATCAATTACCATTTTCTGCATTACCTACTGAGACAGTAAGTGGTTCAACTTATGTTGTAATTCCTGGCGTATATCAATTAAATTCTGCGGGACAACAATTACCATTCTCATCAAAACCACATATATTCTTTTGGGTTGGAAATAGATATTGTTATAATGACAATAATAAAACATCAGGTTCACAATGGTGGTTATTAAGTGGAGCAACCGCATACGCTTGGACAACATATCCATGTGTATCCCATTTATCATCATTGGATATTACAATTCCTGAATATGTTTCTGACTTGAATTTTGGTTCAGATTTCGATTTCTTTTATAATGATAATCCACAACCAGTTCAAATAACACCTTACACATTATACAACTCATTTTGGAAAGATTATGTGGAAAACAATTACTCCAATGAAACACGAAGATTCAGTGGTAAATTTTACTTTACACCATTGGATGTTTACAATACAAAATATAACGATAAAATCTTTTTAAAAGATTCATATTATAGAATTGAAAAAATTGAAGAAGCAGATTTGGTTGATAACAAATTAACTGATATTTCTTTGATAAAAGAACGTGGAGGTTATTACAAAATTATACCACCATCTCCTGAATATTTGATTACCCAAGGTCAAGGAACCTATCCTGTTCTTGTTGCACCTGTTGCATTGAACGTAATCAGTTCGGGTGATAAAGACATACTTTGTGCAGGTGGAGGTGTTGGTCAAACTATTTACCAATATGGTGGGGGATTACAATTATATGAAGGAAGTACGGTTGTTACCGGTATTGGAACAGTGGGTAATATCCCATATGTCGCTCAAGGAACTTATTTAAAATCCCCAATCACAAATAAAATATTTGTAGTTATAAACAATTACGGTCAGATTATCGAGGACCCTTGTTAAAGAAAATATAAATCATGGCAGCAAAAACTTTAGGTTTTAAATTAACAATAGATGGGGTTGAGTATTCACTTGAACAACTCAAAAAATTAGCAACCCAAGCTGAAAAAGTTGATACCGCAACAAGTAATGTTGGTAAAGGTGGAACGGGTGGTATTGATAAAATTGGTCAATCAGCTGAACAGGCCAGTGCCAAAACAGAAAAATTAGTAACATCAACCGAGAAAGTTGGTTTAACTACTGAACAACAATTACAGAATTTTGGAAAATTTGCAAGAGGTGTAACAGGTGCGTTTTCAGCTGCAGCAACAGCTGCCCAATTTTTTGGTGGTAGTAGTGCAGATGCAACAAAAGTGGCTGAACAAGCACAAAAAGCTTTCAACGTAGTTTTAGGTGTTTCTGCAGCATTAGAGGCCGGATTGGCTTTGAAGAAATTATTAACCGTTGGGGCAACAAAACAACAAACAATTGCGTCAACTCAAGCAATTGTAGCTGTTGAAGGACAAGCTGCGGCAACTACCGCATTAGCGGCAACTGAAGCAGTTGCAACCACAACAACATTAACTTTAACAGGTGCAATTAAAGCTTTGGGTGCGGCGATTAAATCAAACCCAATTGGTATTATTTTAACATTAGCGAGTGCCGCTGTAATAATTTATGACCAATTAAAGGATACTACGGATGAATTAGCTGATGCAAATGAAAGATTAGATAATGCAACAAGAAAATTAATACAAGCTCAAGACGAACAATTAAACACATCCAAACGATTACTTGAGGTAGAAATAGCTAATGCGGAAGCTACAAATGCTACTCTTGAAGATTTATTAGCTCTTAGAATAAAGGGATTAGATAAAGAAAAAGAAATTGCAAATAATAAGATTGAAATTCTTGAAAATGCTGCAAAAGCTGAAGAAAGAATTGAGGAACTTAGATACAATCAGGGTACGATTAACAAAGAAGAATTTGAAAAAAGAAAATTAGCAATTGAACAAAAATATGCTCCACAAATTTTCACATTAACACAATCTATTGAAGATACAAAAACAAAGATTCAAGTTGATAGTATTAAAACAAGAGAACAAATTGAAGAAAGGAATAGAAAATTTGCATTTGAATCGGCACAGTTTAGAATTTCATTACTTACAAATTCATACAAAAAAGAATTAGAAAATTTAAATGAAACTTTAAAACAAGAAAACATTGCCGTTAGTAAATCTACATTAACTCAAGCACAAAAATTTCAAAGATTAGCAGAAATTGGTTTAACATATCAAAAGGATTATCAGGAACTAATAAAGAAATTTAATGAGGAAAATGAAAAATTAACTGAGGATGCTGCAAGGGATGTAGAAAATATTAATAAAGCAGCGAGGGAAGAAGAAATATCAGAATTAAAACAATCTTATGCAGATAAGATTAAATTGTTTGTGGAAAATACTCAGAAGTTAAATGAAGTCCAATATGTAAATCCAATAGATTTAGATGATGAAGCAGTTAAAAGTAGTTTTGAGGGTTTATTATTAAGATTAAAAGATTTAGAACCAGAATTATCTAAAACATTTAAAACGTTAAATATAGATTTAAAAAACAACATTGATAAATTTAGTGCTGAACAAATTAAAGTATTAGATTTCTTTATTCAAAAATATGGTAAAGCTTATCAAAAAATTCAGGAAGTTATTAAAAGTGAAGGTGCTAAAGCCATTACTAACATTAATGAACTATCACAAAATGTTGCAGATAATGAAGCGTTAACTCTTGAAGATAGAATCGAAAAGGCACAAGACTCATACAATATAGATTTTGAAAATTATAAAAAAGCTGAGTTAGATAAAATTAGATTATTTTTAGAATCTTCAGGAATAATAAAAGATGACCTTGAGAAACAAATACTAATATATCAAAAAAGATTAGATAAAATAAAAGAAAGCGGTGCTATAGAAATTGCAATTTCTAAAAGAATTGCTCAAATAGTTAAAGAAGATAATATTGGTAAATCTGAAGGTGATGAAGAATATTATAATAAAATAACAGAATTAACAAAAAAATATGCAATAACCAGTGACATGTCATTATCACAAATTGCCAAAAGCACTGAAAAATATAATAAAGAAAAAGAAGCTCTTGATAATGAATATTTTATAAAAACTAATCAAAATAATCGAACAAGATTACAAAATGAAAATACTGAATTATCTAAAAATCTTGAAACTAATAAAGAACAAATTGCAAAAAATAATGCAGAAATAGCTAAATTAGATTCCGAACTAAATCAAAAACAGAGAGACAATGCTAAAAAAACATTAGAGGAACAACAAGCAGCAAGAATAGCGAAAATTAATGAATTGAAAACAATCATAGCTGAATTTGAAACATTAATAAATAATTTTGCATCAGTAACTGCACAAGGATTTTCTCTTAGATTACAAGGTTTAGAAATTGATTTAAACAAACAATTAGAACAAATATCTCAAGATGCTCAAAGAATTGATGGTGAGAGTCAAGAAAGTTTTCTAAAGAGACAAGAACTTGTAAATCAAAAAAGAATTGAAGCTGAAAAAATCTATCAAGCACAGAAAAAACAGATAGAAAAAGAAGCACAAATTGCGTCTTTAAAAATTCAGATTGCACAAGCAACAGCGTCAGCTGCTCAATCAGTTTTAAGTGTATTAGCAGCACCACCACCTATTGGTGGTAACCCAATCTTACAAGGAATTTTAATTGCCGCAAATGCTGCAATTGCCCTAGCACAAATTGGACAAATTACTCAACAAATTAGTATGGTTCAATCCATGGCTCGTGGTGGTTTCTTACGTGGACCATCTCACGAACAAGGTGGAATCAAATACCAAGGTGGTGGTGTTGAAGTTGAAGGAAACGAATCAGTTATCAACAGACGTTCAACATTGGCATATGCACCATTATTATCACAGATAAACATGCAAGGTGGTGGTAGACCAATCTATGTTAACAGTGTAATGGATTCACGTATGGCTGAAGTATTGGCATCGACCAAACAAGAACCAATCAGAGCTTATGTGTTAGAAAAAGACATTACCAAATCACAAGCTGTAAACAGAAGATTGGACCAATTAGCGAGTTATTAAACAAAAATATTTATTAAAATGGGATATAAAATCATTGAATTAGAAATTGATAACAATATTCTATCAGGTCAAACAGGTGTAGATAGTGTTGCGTTGGTTGAAATGCCAGCAATTGACACCGAATTTGTTTTCTTTGGTAGACAGAAATTTTATAAAGCACCCGATTACGTTTCACAAAAAGCGTGTCAAGCAATTAAAGAAAATGAAGAACGCGGAAATCCTGCGGGAACTCAGGTGGGTAAAGTAAGAGCACAACAATTGTGTAACCAATCTGAGATTTCTTTGGAAACAATTAAACGCATGAAATCCTATTTGGAACGTGCGGCAACTTATAACACAGGAAATTGGGATGATAAAGGAACCATCGCTTACGGATTATGGGGTGGTGAGGAAGCTCTTAAATGGGTTGATACCGTATTATCTCAACTTGAGAATCAAGAAATGGATATCGATACATCCAATCTACCACCTTATGTAAATTATCCCACTGGTGAGACAGAAAACAACATGTTGATTAAACCAATATTGTTTGTTGAAAAGATACCAGGTGAAGGTAAGGATGATTATCTACAAAGATGTATTCCCGTTTTAAGACAAGAAGGATACGATGAAGACCAAGCGGTTGCAATCTGTATCGATGAATACAAGAACTTTTCCCAATGTGGGAATTGTTCACAATCAAAATATGCTGAGGTAGGACCTAGAGGTGGAATTAAAGAATCTGACAAAGCACCAAAATCCGATACACCTAATCCAAATCCGAAAGGTGAAGGAACTGCAGAAGGTGATGCAAGTGGTAAGAGAGGTGCTAAGGTTACTGCAGAACAAGAGAAGACCTTACAGAAAAAGGTTGATGAATTTAACGAAAAAGAAAGTAATACCAAAAATGGTAATGCAACATTGGGAGCATTAAAATCAGTATTCCAAAGAGGTTTGGGTGCATATAATACATCTCATTCACCATCGGTTAATTCTGCAGAACAATGGGCGTATGCTAGAGTAAATGCGTTTTTATATCTATTAAAAAATGGTAGACCTGAGAATCCAAAGTATGTCACAGATAATGATTTATTACCAAAAGAACACCCAAAATATTCTGAAAAAGTAGAACAATCAAAAGAAGAATTTTCATTGTTGGGTTACATGGATGGTATTCCGTATTTCTCAACACCTGAAGAAGCAATACAATATGGTGAAGAAAACTATAACTGTGAGGGATATCATGTACATCAAGATGAAAACGGAAATGATGTATACATGTCTTGTGCAACTCACGATGAAATAAGTGATGGTGGTGTTGAACTCGAATCACTATTGGCACAAGGATGGGTAATTGAGGATATCCAAGAGGTTAATCCTGAAGAATTATTACAATCAGTTAGACAGAAATATTCTAAAATAACTGAACAAGAATTTTACAGAATAGTTTCAGACCCAAATGAAAATTCAATACAAGATTTTGCTGGTGCAAAAATCAGATACGTTTATGTATCAGGAATGGGTTCAGACCTTATTGCAACCAGTAGAGAGTTTTGTAGAAGAATGATGGGTGGTAGACAGTTCGTATTCCGTTATGAAGATATCATGAGATTGAACGCAGAAATTACTGCGGAAGATTCTCAAAGAACAATCATCCCAAGACCTGTTGGAACTCAACCTGATATCATGATGTATAAAGGTGGTGCAAATTGTCGTCACTATTGGTTACAATTAATCTTTGGAAACCCAAATCCAAACGTGGGTTATGAAGAAACAATTACCAACAGAAAATACGATGAAATTAGAAAGGCAGAAATAACCAATCCTGCAACAGGTCAAGCTGGTATAGTTAATCCAAAAGCAAATCCACAAAAAGGTTCAAGAGATGGATTTAACCGTGGTGTAAACAGAATGATATTGGTTGATATTGATGATACCTTATTCGATGGATTAACACCAAATCAAGATGTGATTGATTACGTTAATTCCAAGTTTGGTGGATATAGAATTGCAATCATGTCAGCGAGAAACTCATCGAGAAGAGCTGAGACCATCAATCAATTGATGAAAGCCGGTGTCAAGTACGATGATTTATTCTTGGTTCAATCTCCATACAACAAACAGAAAAAAGCCAAGGAATTAATGAATGATGGATTTAACATTGTTGAAGCCATTGAGAATAACCCAATGACAAGACAAGATTATAGAAGTCTTGGTATTTTAAAAGTTACCAATCCTGATTCATTCTCGAAGTTAATTCCAAATGGATTTATCCAAGGTTTGCCAGTATTTGAGGATAAGGTTATGGCTCAAGATTATTCTTATGAGAATGGTTGTGGGGGTATCGTAGAGCCAGTAAATTATATGGGCAAACAAATGTACCAATCTTGTTCTTACAACTCAAACAAAAAAGAGGATTTCAGTAAGATAGAATTTGCCAAGGATAACGACAAGAGAATGATATTCGGACCCTTGATGTTACCTAACATTTTAATACCACGTATTGAAGAAGAAACTGGTGAGAAATACTTTGTGAAATTCAAACCTGAAACCATTGAAAAAATTCAAAGAAAATTCATGATTGATGGGTACCAAAGAAATACCAATTTGGAACATTCAAATAAAACATTTAACGATGTTGTTTTGGTTGAGAATTGGATTGTAGAAAGTGCTCAAGATAAAATCTATTCATTTGGATATAATCAAAATCAAATTCCAATTGGTTCATGGGTTGGAGGATATTATGTTTTACCAACCAAAGAAGGTGATAAGATTTGGGAAGAATTAATTAAGACAGGAAAAGTAAAAGGATTTAGTGTTGAAGGATTCTTTAATCTTAAATTCTTCAAAGAGCAATTTGATAAAACTGATGATGATATTCTATTGGAAGAAATTATTCATATTTTAAATTCAGTAGAGGATTGAATTATCGTCAATAAACAAGTATAATATTTATCTTATACATAAAATAAACAATTAAAATTTTATTATGAAAGCACACGATGCAATAAACAAAATCAAGGAGATGCTTAACCTTTCTTTCAAGAAAGAAAGTTTTGCAACTACGTCTTTGGAAGATGGTACGGAAGTGACCAACAACTTAGATTCTGATTTCATGATTGGTCAAGTTCTTTATGTAGTAGGTGAATCAACTTTAACACCAGCACCGGCAGGTACTCACACAACTCGCGAGGGTTACAAGATTACTGTAGATGCTGAGTCAGTTATTGTGGCTATTGAAAGTTCAGTATCTGATGCTGAAAAAGAAACCACTGATGAAACTACTGAAGAGAACATGTCAGAAGAAGCAGAAGCTATTGTTGAGGAAACACCAGCCGCTATAAAAGACGAGGTCATCACTGAAGTTGTAGATGCTTTACTTCCACTTATTGAAGAAGTAAAAACTCTCGCTGAGGAAATGAAAAAATTAAAGACAAAAATGGAGGCTGAAATGTCTTCAATAAAAAAGGATTTTGATTCATTCAAAAAATCACCTGAGAAATTCTCTGTAGTAGAAAAAAAGACCTACAAAGAAACTATGGATGATTACAAATTGGATATTATCAAATCAATGAGACGTTAATAAAAAATAAACTAACAATTAAAAACATGGAAAAGAATAAAAAATTCAACTTCAACTATGACCTTAATGCGTTACCAACGTACAACAGCTATGGTTCAGATATGTTGATTAAATCCATTTTGGGATTAACCCTTCCAAAATATGCTACAGTTCGTCCTAACTTAAAAGGAACAACCGAGAAAGTTGGTTTCGTAACCAACGATGTAATCTTACAAGACTTAGATTGCGGATTCTCACCAACAGGTGCTACAACCCAAAACTTGGTAACTGTAGACCTTTGTAATAAAAAAGTAAACCAACAACTTTGTCCTTACGATTTGTATGACACATATTTGTCACAGTCTCTTTCAAACGCTAACTTCCAAGAGTCAGTTCCATTTGAAGAAGTAATCTTGACAGATATCTCTAACAGAATCGCTAACCAAGTTGAAAAACAATTATGGCAAAATACAGTTGCTACAGGTGGTACTTACGGTTCAGCTTGTTTCAACGGTGTTGGTGCATTAATCACTTCAGGTAATGGCGCTACTCAAATCGCTTACACAGGTGCTACTTCATCTAACGGTTTGGATGTATTCTCTACTATCTACCAAAACATTCCTTCTAACGTATTGCACAGAGATGACTTAGTAATTTACTGTTCTTATGCTAACTACAGAGCGTTGGTTGCTTCTATGAGAAACAGTTCTTTTGTGAACTTGTTCACTCTTGATGCTGCTGGTGCTGCTTCAGGTGAAGAGTGGTCTTTGGTTCTTCCTGGTACTAACGTAAGAGTTATCCCAACTGTTGGTCTTGATGGTGTAAATGCGTACTACGCAGGTCCTGCATCATACTACATGTTCGGTATGAACTCTGAAATCATGACAGTGAAGTCTATCTACGACCCATTTGAAGACATCGTTAAGATTATGGCTAACGTAACTTACGGTATCGGTGTATTCGACCCAGCTTCATTCTGTATCTGCAAATAATGCATAAAAATAAACTTTAAATTAACTAACGAAAAATTATGGCAAGTTGTTATATCGATAATGGTTACACTCTTGACTGTCGTAACGAGTCTACAGGTGGTATCAAATCCCTGTGGATTTTGGGAGACTCAGGTTCAACCATTACATCAGTTACCTATAATGGTGACCAAGCGATTACCAGTATTTCTGGTACGGGAACTTTTTATAAGTTTGAGTTAGTACGTCAATCTTCTTCTTTAACTGAAGACGTATTGGTAAACGATACTAACCAATCTATAGTGTTCCAACCTACAGTGGTAGTTAACCTACCCAAATTAAACCAAGCATTGAGAAATCTTTGGTTTGAATTAATCAAACAGAACGCATTGTACATGATTGTTCTTGATAACAACGACCGCTATTGGGCCGTTGGATTCGAGAATGGTGTTTACATCAGTGCGGGACAGATGTTATCAGGTTTAGCGTACAATGACGCTAACGGCGTGAATTTGACCTTTCTAGGCGGTGAACCGAACCCGTCTGCTGAAATCGTTGTAACTACAACTTTGGACGCTGTGTGTCAAGGTATCAACGTTAACGCTGAGTAATGATATCTAAATTGGATACCGAAAAGGGGGCGTAAAAAACCCCCTTTTTATTTATCCTATAAAATAAATTACTTATATTTTTAAAAAACATTATGGGATTCAATTGGGGAGGAAAAAAGTGGCGACCAGCAAATGTACCGAAAGGGCAACCAAAAATTAATCAATCTATTGATGAGTTATTAAAACCGTTATCTGAAAAGAAATGGAAAGGTAATGTTTGGGGTTCTCAAATTATGAACGTTGAAAAGGAGACAACTCCTGATGTTACTCCGTCAGTTACTCCAACTCCATCATCTTCTTCAATACCACCATCTGTTACACCTACACCAACGGTTACTCCAAGTATTACTCCGAGTTTAACTCCAACTCCAACACCTTCACGAATTGTTTTAACATTAAACCAATCATATCAAGGAGGTATAATTGTTTATATCCTTCAATCTGGTGATACAGGTTATGATGCCAATGTTCAACATGGTTTGATTATGGAAACAACTGATGTTGGTGGTCTTAATACCTATTGGGGATGTCAAGGAACAAATATTACAGGAACTACATCATCAATTGGTTCAGGTCAAGCAAACACAACAGCGATTGTTAATCAATGTGCAACAGTTGATATTGCAGCAAGATTATGTGATAATAAAAGTTCAGGCGGATATTCTGATTGGTATCTCCCAAGCAAAGATGAATGGTTTCAAATTAGTGGTGCACAATCATTAGGTTTAATACCTGCTGCTAATTTAAGTGATACTAACAGGTATTGGACTTCAACACAATATAACGCAAATGAAGCTTGGTATCAGAGTGTTAATGATGTTTCAACTACAGCAACGAAACAATCTAACGGACAAAGAGCAAGAGCTGTACGTTCATTCTAATGTTAAACATCAATAAGAAATTAATATTAGATGGTCAGGAATATGATGGATATGTAATTGAAACGATGGTCATCAATTTTCAAACAGATGTCATCACAATTAATGTATCATATTTCAATAGAACGAAACATACAAAAACAGTGAGAGATTATGTTGTGAAAGTTGAAGATGAAATTAACCTAATGGACGCAATCAATCAGATACACGAAATACATAAAAATATAATCATATAATAAAAGATGGCAAGGAATTTTTTTAATAAGAAATTTTCAGATTACTTAGGAGAACAACGAGCGTTGTTGGATATAATAACACAATTTTTTGGTGCAACACCAACTCCAACTGCAACACCGTTTGCATCACCTTCACCAACACCTACAGCAACTCCTACAAGAACACCATCTTTATCACCAACCCCTACCGCAACGGTTTCTCCAACGAGAACTCCAACGGTTACACAAACTCCTTCAATTACACCTTCACCTTCACAAACCAATTTCCCTTCACCATCTACTTCACCGACACCATCGGTGACACCTTCATTATCACCATCGGTTACACCAACAAGGTCAGTAACCCCATCAGCAACACCATCAGCTACACCCTCAGTAAGTCCATTCTCAAGTCCAAGTGTAACACCATCAAAGACACCAACACCAACTCCATCAAGTACACCAAACGTTGGAGCATTTGAATTTAGAATTGATACCAATTTACCTGGTAGTAATTTGTTTTCATTTTACTTACCATTAAGTGGAGATGGATACAGTTTCCAAGTCAATTGGGGTGATGGAAATTTAGAAAATTATAGTGGAACATTAAGTGATGTTTTACACGTTTATTCAACGCCAGGAAGTTATAAAATATCAATCACGGGTACATTCCCAAGACTTTATTTTAACAACACTGGTGACTGTCAAAAAGTAACCTCATTGGATAGATGGGGTAATATTGTATGGCAATCATTGGAACATGGTTTTGATGGATGTCTCAATATGGTTTATGCCGCAACTGATACACCTGATTTATCAGCTTGTACATCTTTGGCATATCTCTTTAGATTCAACAGTAGTAACGGATTTAACGGAACCCTATCATCATGGGCCGTATCAAATATTCAAGATATATCCTACATGTTTGCAGGATGTGTGAATTTTGTAGAAACAATAAACAACTGGGATACCACATCTGTAACCAAGATGCAAGGTACATTCCAAGCTTGTTTTAATTTTAACTCAGAATTGAGTTTATGGGATACGTCAAGTGTGACGGATATGTCCTATATGTTTTCAGGAGCTGAGCAATTCAATTATGACTTATCAAGTTGGGATACATCCAACGTTGAGAATTTCCAATGGATGTTCTATAAAGCTGCTGCATTTAACCAAGACATTGGCAATTGGAATACATCAGGAATTATCTTGGATACATCAATGGACTATATGTTCTCAGGAGCACAGTCATTTGACCAAGATTTAACTCTTTGGTGTGTATTACCAATTCCATCTGAACCTAATAATTTTAGTACAGGTGGTTGTCCTTTGACTGATGGTAATAAACCAGTTTGGGGAACATGTCCTACAATACCATCTCCAACACCATCCGTTACTCCAACAAGAACGGTAACACCGACACCAACATCATCTATTACACCAACTGCATCGATTACACCAACTATGAGTGTAACACCAACCGCAAGTGTAACTCCGAGTATCACACCATCGATTACTCCAAGTACAACTCCTTATCCAATTTGTCCTGAACAAATAGAATATACACGAACTAATACTACAGGAAATACACAATTTACAGGTGTTTATAATAGATTATATTCATATACAGGTGGAACAATTACAGGTGGATATTGGGAAGATGATAGTACATTCATACCAGGTCCTGAAATATCATCAGGTGCATTATATGCAATATATGGTAGATATTCAGGTACTACATATTGGACTATTATGTGGAGTTTGGATTCACCAGAATTTGGTTGGGAAGTAAAAGAATCTTCAAATGATTATATTATCAATGGTGGAACTCCTATTGTTAATGTTGGATTTGGAACAGGTACTCTTACAGGTAATACAATATCCTATCCAGAATCAGGACAAAGAACATCTTTTAGTTATATTTCATATCCAGCAGTTTGTCCAACAACAACACCCACACCAACCGCGACACCCACACCAACCGCGACACCATCAATTACACCAACACCAAGTATTACACCATATCCAATTTGTCCTGAACAAATTAATATAGATACACCAAATAGTACTGAATGGACAGGTTCATATAATAGATTATATTCTTATACAGGCGGAACTATAACTGGTGGAACATTAACAAGTGTTGGAGTTGTTATAACATTTCAACCAGGACCTTTAAGTGGTAATACTTATGCGATATACGGTAGAATATCAGGAACAACATATTATACTTTAATTTATCAAGATATATATACTTCACCATATAGATGGCATATAATTAAATCATCTAATGATTATGTTATCAATGGAAATGCAATTGTAAGTGGTTTAGGATTAGGTATTCCAGCAGCACCTGTAAATTCAATAACAGATGGAAATGTATATTATCCTGAATCAGGAACATATTTCAATGATAGAACAATTTCATATCCTGTAACTTGTCCTACACCAACACCTACACCTACATCATCAGTTACACCAACACCAAGTATAACTCCAACTCCAAGTGAGTCACCGGCATTACCAAGTCCATCACCAACACCAACGATGACACCAACACCTTCATCATCACCAGCTGTATTTGCGGGATTCCAATTTGTCGTTGATACAACACAATCAGGTAGTGCATCAGATACATTCGTTTTACCAACAGATGGTAGTGGATATAACGCAACGGTCAATTGGGGTGATGGTAATTCAGAAAATATTTCAGGAACACCTGGTAACGTAACACACACATACGCATCATCAGGTACCTACACAATTAAAATCAGTGGTGACTTCCCAACAATCAAATTTAATAATGGTGGGGATAGGTCAAAAATTACTGAGATTGAACAATGGGGTAATATTGTATGGTCATCAATGGAAGGTTCATTCTATGGATGTAACAATTTAGATGTGACCGCAACGGATTATCCAAACCTAACAGGTGTAACAAGTATGTTCAGCATGTTCAGAGAATGTACATCATTGGTTTACAATAGTTCAATTTCAGGTTGGGATACATCTAATGTTACGGATATGAGGTCAATGTTCCGTGATATGAACTTTAACCAAGAACTTGGAACATGGGATATGTCAAGTGTGAATAACATAGAATTTATGTTCCATGGTAATACCACATTTAACAATGGTGGTTCTCCAAGTATTGCCAATTGGGATACATCAAATATTACTGGTGGAGGTATGGCTTATCTATTCAAAGGATGTTCAGCTTTCAACCAACCATTAAGTGGATGGACAATTAGTGTTAACAGTTTAGATTCTGTATTCTACCAAGCAAGTTCATTCAACCAAGATTTGAGTATGTGGGATGTGAGTGGTGTTAACTCATTCCCTGTTTGTTTCTATCAATCAGGATTTAACAATGGTGGTTCTCCAAACATAAGTGGTTGGACAATCAACGCATCGAGTTTCATTTACATGTTTGGTAACTGTCCATTCAATCAAAATATTGATGCATGGGATATGTCATCAGCTACAAGTTTATACAGAATGTTCGAATTTAACTCAGCATTCAACCAACCAATTGGTTCTTGGAATACAAGTGGTGTAACAAATATGAATGGTATGTTCTTATTTGCATCGGCATTCAACCAAGACATTGGAAGTTGGGATGTTGGTAATGTAACTGACTTTGGATTCACGTTTGGATTTGCATCTAACTTTAACCAAAATATTGGAGCATGGGATACATCATCGGCAACAAGTTTTGTACAAATGTTTAATAACGCAACCGCATTTAACAACGGTGGTTCAGCAAGTATAAGTGGTTGGACAACATCTGCGGTAACGGTAATGTCCGAAATGTTTATTAGTTGTGATGCATTCAACCAACCTATCGGTTCATGGGATACTTCAGCGGTAACAGGTATGTATCAGATGTTCCAAAGCTGTGATATCTTCAACCAACCATTGAGCGGTTGGAATGTAAGTAACGTTACTGCATTCTTCAATATGTTTGATGGCGCAGCAGCATTTAACCAAGACTTAGGTGCATGGACTTTAAATACAGGAAGTGTTAACATGAGTTCAATGTTAAATGGTAGTGGTATGAGTTGTGAAAACTACTCAAGAACATTAATTGGTTGGGCCAATGGTGTTGATGCAAATTCTGATTTACCGTCAAGTGTTACATTGGGGGCATCCACCTTACAATACAATAGTACAAACTATGGTGGTTCACCATATAATACTGGTTCAGGTGCAAGAGCATACTTGGTAGGTTCACCTGTAAGTTGGACCATAACAGATAATGGAACTTGTTAATTTATAAGATATGACTAATTTACAATATACAGAGAAGAAGTGGATAATCGCTCACAATTCAAATGATGTTTGTCATTACGTTGTGTTAGAAGCAGGAATTGATTTGACAACAGGTCAACCAAATGTAGAAACATTTGATTCATTTGAAGAATGTGCAGAACGTATTGTTACGTTGGGATTTGATTTGAATACAGTAATAGGTCCTAAAAAACAATCAATTGAAGATGCTAAATTATTAGCTATCGCTGAATTTTTAAAATACACTGATTCAAAATGATACCAATAAACCAAGCCGAATTAAATACAGTAGTTGCAACCTGTTCTCGTAACAAACAGTTAACAGGTAATGTTTATTATTTGTGGACTATGACACACAAATTAACCAAACAAAATTGGAAGTTCATTCCATACTTGTTACCGGCTACAGGTGCAATTGGATATGAGCCAAGTTATGACCAATTTCAAATTGATGTTGATTCAGGAAGTTCTGAGGTATTCATTGCAACAGGAACCACAACACCAGTAAATCTACACTTAATACCGGGTCAATATTATGTGAAAATCTATGAACAAGCGTCTCCGACAAATTTGAACCCAATAACCGCATTCGATGTGGTGTATGAAGGAATGGCCAATGTAATTGGAACCAACCCTATTTACAACGACATTGTGTCATACTCTGGCACATCATCGAGTCAAATATTTAAAGTATATCAAGGATGATTAACATTGAAAAATTAAAATTTGGTGCAAACACCCTAACTAGTTTCCAAGAGGTGTTTAACCGCAACGAGTTCTTTATTCGTTGGGGAGTGGATAATATGTTCGTTAATGAACTATATCTACTTAACGATGCATCACCAATTCAAAACGCATGTGTTCGTAGTAAAGTAGATAACTCCATTGGAATGGGTTATGTGACCGATTATAAAATTAACACCAAAGAAACATTAAATGATGCCGCAAGAAAAATGTATTATGAGTTTATTACAACTGGTAATTTATTTTTGGAAGTGGTTTGGAAACAAGACAGGTCTCAAGGACTTGCTGGTTTATATGTAATTCCTTCACGTTATATGAGATTGGGTAAACCAAAGGAAATGGGTGAGGATGTAAGCAAATACATGTATTGTAGAGATTGGGCGAATTGGAGAAAAGCTGGTGTAGTTGAGTTCTGTGAATTTGACCCAATGAATTACACAGACAGACAGATTGTCCATATCAAACAATA